AGTCGCGCGCAAGAATTCGCCGCCCGCTGTAGATCGTGGGGCTCGCTCGATTGTCTGCGTCGGCGAGCGCGACTATTGCGAACTCATAGAGCGCCGATTGATTGAGGTTTACGGACTGCGGGCATCAGGCGGACTCTTGCTCAACCGCACTGCTGATGGTCGTGCGGGTGGCCCAAGGGGACGCCTCGTAACGGACGCGGCGCGCGCCAAGATTGCTGCGAGTCTACGCGGCCATGCTGTAAGTCCTGAAACGCGCGCCAAGATCGGTCGCGACAGCGCGGCGCGGTCCGTGGCGATTCGTGAAGCGACGGGACGAAGCGTGTCGCGTTTCGCAGCTGAGAGACGAGCATACGCTGCAGCAACGGGCGTCACTCTGCCGCTCAACAAGATCACCGCTGCCATGATCGCAGAGTGGAAATCGTTAAAAGGAGACTGCCATGCCGCTTAGTGCCGATTTAGTAAGGGTCGCCTTTGTCGAACTGACCGGCGCGCCCCCTGCTGTTCCCATTTCACCTGTGTTCTATGTCGCTCGTCTCACGGGCGAGGGCGTCGCCTTTGCGCCGACGGTGACGACCTCTAACGAGTTCGATGCGTCGGGCAACATTCGCGACTCGATCCTGACGGGCGGCGAATCGACCGGCGATCTCTCGCTCGAAGTCTCGGACCACGCTGCATTCGAGGAATACCTGCGCGCGGTGCTCGGCGGCGACTGGGTCACGGATGTCCTGGAGAACGGGTCAACGCTGCGACAGTATCTCTTGGAGAAAACCTTCCCCGACGTGCCGACTGCGGGCGAGGACTCCTATCACCGATTTGATAAGACCACGTTTTCCACGATGACGATCTCTATCGCGCCGGCAGAGCCGATCACCGGCAGCGTCGGCACAATCGGCGGTCCGCTCACGCTGGATACAGCGATCATCTCGGGTGCAACGTATCCCGATCCCGGCGTGGAGCCGGTACTGGTGCCGCAGAACGTCGTGGTCTCTGTCGGCGGCATTGCAGCGACGGCGTGCTTCTCGTCCGTGGAGCTTTCTTTCGACACCGGCAGTCGCGCGATCCAGTGCGTCGGCACGTTGGGCACGAAGGAGACTGTGCGCGGGCGTCTGGACGCGAAGATCAGCGCCACGCTCTATTACGCGGCAGACGAGCCGGTGCAGGCGCTCATCGATCAGACCGAATTCCCGGTGAGCGTGCAACTGAACGACGCGGCGGGCGCGATGGAGTATCTCTTCGAGTATCCGCGCTGCAAGATGACTGCCGCCCCCGTCGTCGCGTCGGGCACCAATACCGACGTGACTATCGCCATGGAGATTCAGGCGCTCTACGGCGAGGCGGAAGGCTACACGGTGCAGGTCACGCGCGCGCCTTCCGTAATCGCTACGACGGCGGAAAGCGGCTCCGAGGAAGTCGCTGAACCCGCGATGGCATGACGAATCCGCGCGACAAGTACGCCGTTGATCGTGCTGCGGAGAAGCAAGGCGCGGTCGTGCGCGTTGATGACATGGAGTTCACCGTGCGCTCTTGCGGCGAATCGAATCGCGGCTTCCGCTATGCGATGGGACTGGCCGCGAATCGCCGCCGCTCTGAGCTACAGGCAGCAGATGAAACGACCGCTTACGACATTCACGAATCGCTAATGATTCAGGCATTCGCGGATTGCGTCGTGCTCGGCTGGAAGAACGTGTCCAACGGCGACGGCCACGAACTGCCATTCAACCGAGAAGAGTGCGTGCGGCTGCTGGAGGACTGCCCGAAGGTGTGGGGCATCATCCGCGACGCCGCGCATGACGAGGAAAGGTTCCGCCCGCTCGCCGTCAAGGAGGACGGCGAGCAATTGGGAAAATCCTAATATGGCATCAGCAATACGGCAAGCATATCGGCCGTCTCGAGGCTGCGGTGAAACAGGGCAAGCGAGTCCCCGCGCTGGAGGCGCGACCGAAAGTCCCGCTGTGGCTGATGCCGGCGCTCGACGCGGCGTGTGATGTAGGCGTCAGGGCATCGTGGCGTGACGTGCGCGAATGGTGCGATTACTACGGGATAGAACTGGAATGGTTGCTGCCCGTGCTGCGGCGCGCGGCGGAAATGCTCGAAGGGCACATGGAGAAACTGAGGAAGCCGACACGTGCAAGCACTGCCCGCAGCGCCATCCCACGTCGTTCTTAGCTCGACGCAGAAAGGCGCGATCTACCGCGATGTTCTTCAGGTAGCCGAGAAGGACTACAAGCACCTGCTGCGCTCGATAGCGTTGGAGGAAGTCGGCGCGCAGGCGCAGATGGGCAACAAACCCACCGGCATGATCGTAGATGGCAGGCGCGGCGACATCGAGGACGTAACGCGTTCCATCGTCGTCTGGTTCGCTGATCGCAAGTCGATGTCGGACGCGATCATTGCTGCACGCGATGCGCTCGTCCGGGCCGGAAGGAGCGTGACGGGGCGCACGATTGGCGCGCTGTCGTTCTACTACAGCGTCGGCGCGGGGGGCGCAGTGACCCCGGGCGATCCGGCGGCGACGGCGGCGACGATTGCCAATCCTCACGCGCTCGATCTGTATGTGACGCTGCCGCTCGGGCACGTCCGGAAATGGCAATGGATGGGCGCGGGCGGCCAACGCCTGACGCGCCGCAGCCGAAACAAGAAATGGCGCTATCTCCAGCGCAAGCAAAAACCGATGGTCTCGCGCTCGGTGTTCGAAATCGCGCAGATTCAGACGCAGCGCCGTTTCCGTTCGCTCGATGTCGAGTACATCTATCTGTCGGTTCAGAACCTGAATCCGGGCGGCAGGACGAGCGTTGATCGTATCCCTGCGATCAAGGTGCGCATGAAGGTGCGCGGGCGGGGGCACTGATGGCCGAGACCACTACCCGGATTTACGAGCTACAGGTAAAGCTCGCGCAGGATTCGCTCGCGCAACTGAAGAAGCTGCAATCGAGCACGAGCAGCATCGAGCAGGGCTTCAAGGCTGCGGGCGATACCGTCAAGAATTTCGCTCTCGGTCTCGCGTCCGCTTTCTCGGTCGGCGCGCTCATCTCCGCGATTGACAGCGTAATCACCAAGTTCGATGACATGGCGGCGGCGGCGCAACGCATCGCCATGCCGATAGAGGATTTCTCCGCTCTCGCCTACGCCGCGAGTCAGGCGGACCTCGAGATGGCGGACCTCGAGATCGGGCTGAAGGAATTGCAGAAGTCGATGGTCGAGACGGAGACGAAGGGCGCGAAAGTGCTCGACGTGCTCAAGATCGACAAGACGAAACCGCAGATCGAAGTGCTGAAGGATTTCGCGGAAGCCTTCAAGACGATCCAGGACCCGGCGCTCCGCACGAATGCGCTGATCGAAGTGTTCGGCAAGTCCGGGCTGAAGCTGCGCCCGTTGCTGGAACAGGGCGCTGCTGGAATGCAGAAGCTCATCGAGACGGCGAAGGAATTAGGTCTCGTCGTCAGCGAGGACGCCGCGACGGCGTTCAGCGATCTGGACAACGCGATAAAGACTTCGCAGCAGCAGACGGCGGCGCTCGGCAAGGAAATGGTGCTCGGATTGCAGCCCGCGTTGATCGACATCCTCGGCGCGTTCACCGGGGCGAAAGAGGGGGCAAGCGCGTTTGAAGGCGTGGGCAAGGCGCTCGGCGTATTCCTGCGCGGACTCTCTGCCGTCGTGGTTGGCGTCGCGCATGGATTCCGCCAGCTAGGCGAAGTGATCTACGGCGTGATGATGACCGCCGCGAATCTGTTCATCGGCGAGCGCACGACCGCAAAGAGCTATTTCGATTCGATGCTCGCCAATCTGGAGAAAAATGATGCGGCCTACGCGCAGACGCAGAAGCAGATTCTCGGATTCAAGGACGCCACGGATGCGTCAGCCGAAGCGATCACCCATCACGAAGAAGCGGTAAAGAACAACGACAAGGCGATACGCAAGGCGCTCTCCACCGACGACAAGAAACCGAAGAAAAAGGAAAAGACGGAATACGAAAAGCTGACCGAATCGCTGGACGATCAGCTTGCCGCCTTGCAGCGCGTCGAGTCCGAGTATCCAGAACTCGACAAGGCGCTCGCGAAGTATGCCGAATCACTCGCGAAGCTCTCGCCGCAGGAAGCCGAACTCGCCTACATCCGCGTGCAGGAAATCGCCGCGATGGAACAGGCGAACAAGAAAACCAAAGAGCTTCGCGACGCGCGCGAGGAACTCGCCAACATCACGAAATCGCAGCAGACGGAATGGGAAAAGTATCTCGCCGATCTTCAGCGATACGAGGAGCTGATGGCGATCCTGCCAGAGCGCGAGGACGAACTGCGCGAAGCGATGCGCCGCCGCACCGATGCGTTCCGCGAGGCGAACGACAAGGTGCAGTACGGCGTGAAAAAGGACGATGAACTCATAGAGAAACTCGCGGACAAGATCGACGGCTATGCCAAGTCGATGTCGGAATCCCTGATCGATTTCGCGACCGGCGCGCAGGACGCCAAGCACTCGTTTTCCGACATGATGGCTTCGATCCTGCGCGACATGGCGAAGATGGCGACGCAGATGCTCATCATGGAACCCATGATGAAGCAATTCAAGGATTGGCTGAAGACCGTCGATCTTGCGGGGATGCTCACGCCATCGAGCGGACTCGGAGCCGACGTGCCTCCTGGAGGTCCGTGGGCCAAGGGCGGCGTGTTCACGTCGTCGCCGTCGCTGTCGCGATACTCGGGTGGCGTCTACGACTCGCCGCGCGTGTTCACTTACGCCAAGGGCGCGGGCGTGTTCGCGGAAGCTGGACCGGAAGCGATCATGCCGCTAACGCGCGGACCAGACGGATCGCTCGGCGTGGATGCGAGCGGCTCGGGCGTCGTCGTCAACGTCTACAACGAATCGAAGGCGGAAGTCACCACCCAGACGCGAAACGATGTCAATGGTAGGCGCGTCATCGAACTCATGGTGAAGGACGCCGTGAGCGCGGGCTTCCGCTCGGGCGCGTTCGACGGCGTGATGGGCTCGACCTACGGGCTGAACCGGCAGGGGGCGCGCTGACATGCCAGCCAATCCGTGGCCGCCGAATATCAGCGAGGCATTCACCTCGGACGCCTTCAGCGAGACGCCCCAGGAGGTGACGATCCGCAGCGACATGGACACCGGCCCGCCCAAGGTGCGCCGGCGATTCATCAATCCGGTGCGGACCTACGAGTGCAACATCGTGCTGCGCGACGCCGCCGAGTATCAGAGCCTGCGCGACTTCTACTACATCACCTGCCAGGGCGGCACCGACACGATCTCGATGGCGCACCCGATCACCGGGGCAATGCTGCTCTTCCGCTTCGCCTCGCCGCCCGTCTACACCGCGCTCGGCATCGCCTGGCGCGCGGCGTTCCGGCTCGAGCTCCTGCCGTGAGATCGCTTTCCGCCAATGCCGTAGTCCAGATCAATTCGCTCCAGAGCGGCGCGGCGTGGTTTTATCTCATCGAGATCGCGCACCCGGAGCTCCCCGTTCCCTATCGCTTCGTCAACAATACCGAAGATGTCGTCGCGCTCGGCGTCGTGTGGACCCGTTACGAGTTCAGGGTGACGCTCGCCATCGACGACGGGCAGACCCTGCCGAGCGCGGAAGTCGAGTTCACCAACGTCGACCGCGTGCTGATCGACGTGATCCGCGGCCTCGCGAGCGCGCCGACCATCAACCTCTATGCCGTGCTGTCGATGACGCCGGACGTGATCGAGCAGAGCCTCACCGACATGCAGCTGATGGATATCAGCTACGACATGCAGACGATCAGCGGGCGCCTCGTGTCGGGCGACTTGCTCAACGCGCCCTATCCCGCGGACAGCTACGACCCCGCCCAATTTCCGGGCATCTTTTTCTGATGCGCGATTTCACCCGCTACGTCGGCATTCCCTACAAGGACAAGGGCACCGATCCGGCGACCGGACTCGACTGCTGGCAGCTCGTGCGCTACTTCCACAAGCAGGAGCTCGGGCGCGAGCTCCCCGACTACCTGGCGCTCTATGACTCCTCGCTTGATCCGGACTCGGCGAGCGGCGCCTTCGTTCGTGCGATTCCCGACTGGCGGGCGGTGGACCCGCCGGCGTTCGGGGATGTCCTCATCTTTCGCATCGCGCGCGGGCCCTGGCACTGCGCGGTCTATCTCGAGGAAGGGAAGATGCTGCACATCGACCAGGGGCACAACTCGGTCATCGAGTCGGTGGACAGCCTGCGCTGGCGAAACCGTATCTACGGGGTGTATCGGTGGAAGTCCTGACGCAGCGCCTGGACAAGCGGCGCTCTCTCGGCTTCGCCGAGGAGGGGCTCACCTGCGCCGAACTGGTCGAGGGCTTCGCGCCCGCCGGGATCGACCGCGAATACGTGCTCTGCGCGATCAACGGCGTTCCGGTGCCGCGGCACCTGTGGGCGCACGTCACGCCCAAAGAGCACGCCCAGGTCATCGTCGCCATCGTGCCGGGCAAGGGCGGCGGCAAGAAGAACCCGCTCGCGCTGATCGCTTCCATCGCCATTGCCATCGTCGCGCCGATGGCCGCGGGCGCAATACTTGGGGCTTCGGGCGGCACGGTGCTTGCGTTCGGCATCACTGCACAAGCTGCGCTCGGCACGGCGATCGGCTTCGTCGCGAACATGGCGCTCGGGGCGATCTTCAAGCCCTCGCAGCCGTCGATCTCCGCGGCGAGCGCCTCGACGAGCTCGTCGTCCTCGTCGCCGACCTACTCATTGCAGGGACAGTCGAACCTGCTCGATCCCTACGGCCCGGTGCGGCGCATCTTTGGCACGCACCGCATCTATCCTGTCATCGCCGGCCGGCCCTACTCGGAAATATCGGGCGACGACCAATATCTGACGACCTTGTATGACATCGGCGCGGGTGACTACGAGGTGAGCGACGTTCGCATCGGCGCGAGCCACATCGGTTACTTCCAGAACGCGAGTTACTACGTCCACCGCAACACCAAGACGCCGGGGCTGCTGTGGTATTGGGGCGCGCGCCACGAGGACGCCTACAGCCTGATCCTGAATGACGGCTGGAGCACCGTCGACACGCAGCCCGACACGGCCTACTTCGTCGCGACGTTCGTCTTTCCGACCGGCCTCGCCTCGATCAACCGGGACACCGGCGCGCAGGGGCAGAACATCGCGCGCTTTCAGATCGAGTGGTCGCCCTACGGCTCGGGCGCCTGGTATCCGCTGCAGTCCGCGCACTACTGGCATTCGTCGCGCAACATCATGCCGGCCACTGATTCCGCGAATGTCGAGGTCACGGGCGGCGAGCTGCTGCGCCAGGAGGGCTCCTGGGGCAATCCCGACGACGGCGGCGACGGCGACCTGCGCGCCATGCGCCTCACCTCGACCACGACCGGCTACCCGCCCGGCGCCCAGGTCCTGGAGCTCCGCTCGCAGTCGGTCCCGATGCCTTACGGCTCGACCTTCATCTACAACGGCACGACCTATACGATTCTCGGCAACGTCACGACCTCGGCCCAGACGCACAACATCTCCCCGCCGCTGCAGACCGAGTTCGTCACCCAGGTCACGCACTACGAGGGCGAGGGCGAATGGCTGCAATACGACCCGCCGCAGACGGTGCTCGCCTATCACACGGCGACCAACACCTACGAAATCCGCGACTCGCGCATTCAGCAACTGGCGCTCTCGGTCACGGTGCGCCCGATCGCCGGCCACGTCGAGGGCCAGCGATTCTCGATCCGCGCGCGCCAGACGCAGGGCGCCGGCGACGAGCAGTTCACCTACGGCGACATGATTTTCGCTGGCGTGTCCTCGATCAGCGGCACGGTCCCCGCGATCAACCTGCGAAACGAGCACACGCTCCTCGAGCTCCGCGTCAAGGCTAACGACCAGGTGAACGGCACGCTCGAGGACCTGTCGTGCTTCGCGCAGTCTTATCTGTGGGTGAGGCGCGCCGGCGCGTGGTCCTACGAGCTCTCGCGAAATCCCGCGTGGTGCCTGTGGGAGGTGCTGACCGGGAAGATGAACAAGCGTCCCGTCTCGCAGGCGAAGCTCGACCTCGCGAGCTTCGAGGCCTGGGCGAACTACTGCGACTCGATCCACCCGAGCACGGGAGACGCGCGGGCGCGCTTCGATCACGTCGTGGATTACTACACGACGCTCTTCGCGCTGGCGCAGACGGTGAGCGCCGCGGGCCGCGCGACGCTCGCGCCGGGCGACGGCCTCTTCCGCGTCATCATCGACGAGCCCAAGACGACGCCTGTCCAGGTATTCACGCCGCACAATTCGATCGGCTTCAAGGGCACGCGCACCTTCATCGAGGCGCCGCACGCCTTCCGCGCCAAGTTCATGAACAGCGCGAGCTGGAAAGTCGAAGAGTTCACCGTCTATAACGACGGCTACAGTCTCGGCAACTCGAGCGTGTTCGAGGTGATCGAGCTTCCCGGCGTCACGCGCGAGGGGCAGGTCTGGTGCGACGCGCGCTACCGCATGGCGCAGGGCATCCACCGACAGGAATCCTGGACGCTGGAAGTCGACTGGGAAAACCTCATCTGCACGCGCGGCGACCTCGTGCATGTCGCGCACGACGTGCCGAAGCTGGGCGGGCTGCCGGCGCGCATCAAGGACGTGCATTACACCGGGGGCGGGCTCGCCGACCAGTGGACGCTGACCGAGCCGGTGGACTTCGGCGGCAACCCCGGCGGCTTCGGCTACACCATCCGCTCGGTTAACGGCGTGATCCAGCAGGGCCAGTTCGGCGCGCAGTTGGACGCCTACACCGTAGCGCCGCTCGTGCCCATCGGGAACGTGCAGATAGGTGACCTCCACGTGTGGGGCGAGATGGATCACATCACCTATCCGTTCCTGGTCGCCGCCATCGCGCCGCAGTCGGACGCCGCCGCGACCTTGACGCTCGTGCCCTACGCGGGCGCGGCGATCTTCGGCGCGGACCAGGGAGCGATCCCGCCATACGACCCGGTCGTCGATGACGATCTCTCGCTCATCGCGCCCCCGCCGATCCCGCGCGTGACGATCCTGCAGACGCTCGTCTACGCCGCGCGCCGGCCTCTGCTAACGATCAGCTTTGACTGGCGGCAATACGTCGCGCCGATTTTCGTGAACTATGAAATCTGGCTCGATTGGGATTTGAACACGACGGGCGCCCCGGTCCTGCTCGGGCGCAGCGCCTCGCCCAACTTCGAGTGGATGCACGCGATCGATGTCGCGACCATGCGCCACTACGTCGGCACGCGCTTCTGCGTGCGCGTGCTTGGGGTCAACTCCTTCGGCGCAAAGCGCACGCTCTCGGAGACGCCCGCGACCTGCGACACGATCATCGGCGACACGACGAAGCCCGCGCCGCCGCCATACCTCGATCTGGATTTGAAGCGCGACACGATAACGCTCAACTGGGACCATCCGGCCGCGCCGGACGTGGACTACTACGAGGTCCGCTACTCGCCGTTGATCGAGGACGCGAGCTACGCGCAGTCGACCGTGCTCGCGCCGCAGATCGCCTATCCCACGCGCTCCATGGACGTGCCCACGCGCCTCGGGACCTACTTCATCAAGTGCGTGGACACGAGCGGCAACCGCTCGGACGGCTTCGCCGCGGCGTTCACGCCCGGCGAGAACATCTGGCAGCTTAACGTCGTCGCGACATGGGACGACAAGCCCGAGGGCTGGCCGGGATCAAAGGGCAATTTCGAGGTCGCGGGCGGCAACCTGCGGACGATTGCGCTCTCGGAGGGCGTCTATCACAGCCGCGCCGAGTATTACTACGACCAACTCTACGACGGGGGCGCGATCTACCAGACGCGCTTTACCTCGAAGATCGTCGCGGGCGGCGTGAGCTTCAATTCCATCATGGCGCGCTGGGTGCCGCTTGCGTCCGCCGCGCCCATCGCGGGCTCGGTCGTGCTGGACACGGGGGACGGCTCGAACATCGCCGAGCTGATCGACGTATGGCACGAAATCAGATGGGTGACGGTCGCGAACGTGATGGCCGACTGGACGCCGCTCGCGTCTGCTGTCCCGATCGGCTTCGGCGAGTCCGACTTCGGGCCGTGGCGGCGCTTCCAGGTCGGCGACTACATCGGCCAGGTGTTCCAGTTCCGCCTGATTGCCGAATACATCGGGCCGGATGCGGTCGCGGACGTGGGCGCGTCGATTGTCGGCGCGGTCGTCGAAATCGACATGACCGACCGCGTAGACGGCGTATACGACGTGGCCTGCCCGGTCGGCGGCATGCGCGTCATCTACGAGCCTGCATTCAAGGAACGGCCCGCGATCGCGATCACGAGCGACAGCGTGAGCGTAGGCGATGGTCACGTCATCACGAACTCAGATCGCAACGGCTTCGACATCGAGTTCCTGAACGGCGGCGCATCAGTCGCGCGCCAGTTCGACTGGCTAGCTAAGGGATACGGCGCGCAGAGCACGCGCATCGTCGAGGGAATGATCCGCAGGCGCAGCGGCCCGCGGCGTCAGCCGGTCGCAAGAGTGCATACCAGGAGGGCAGCATGAGCCAGTTTAATTTCGGCACGATAGATCCGAACGTAAAGACCGGCACCGAGCTCGCCGCCGATCTCAACCAGTGGCGCGACGCACTGCATACGACGCACGCGGGCGTTGCGCGCCCGGCATATGCGACGCCGGGCATGCTGTGGGTCGATCAGACGAGCGCAAGCGATTGGAAGCTCAAGATGGCGACATCTACCGGCGATGTTCTCATCGGCGGCGTTAACCCAACGACGAATCAGAAAAGTCCGGCGCTCTTCGCCGACGGCAGCGTCACCGCGCCCGCCCTCGCGTTCGCGAGCGAGCCGGGGCTGGGGTGGTATCGCTCCGGGCCCGGCCTTATTGGCACGGCCTTTGCCGGAAAGCCTGCGGCGTTGCTTGCGGCAAGTGCGACCGAGACTAATCTGGCTCTATACCCTGGGGGCCCCGGCGTTGGAACGATTCAGTTGAACTCTGACATCGCCGCCAATCGCTCGGTATTGCAGATGTGGATAAACCAATCGGAAGCGCGGCTGAAATCGTATGCGCTTGGGTCCGGCACTATCCGGCCTATTACCTACGAAGCGCCTAGCCACAACTTTGAAGGCTCGACTTTTGTAACAAATGCAGGCGGGAGTCTTGGAATAGGCGTTAATGGCGGCGATTGGCGGTTGGTTAAGGAAGGCACATTCATCCGCCAATATTTCTTTAATAGTTCGCTCCACAAATTACAATCTGATCAGGCGACGGGCATCTTCTCCATTGGCACTTCCGGGGGCGACTACGTGTTCAATAACGACGGCGATACTGCGGGGAAGAAAAACGCTGGCGGATGGGTGGCCAATTCCGACGGGCGCATCAAAGAGCGCATAGAGGATTACACGGCGGGGCTTGATGCCGTGCTGGCGCTTCGCCCTCGACGCTTCAGCTTCCGGCCCGAGACCGGGCGCGACAGCGAGAAACGCTACGTCGGTTTAGTCGCTCAGGAAGCCGAGAGCGCGATGCCTGATCTGGTGACGAGCGGCAAGGACAAGCTGGGCGATCTGGAGTTCGACGACATGCGAACGCTCGACATCACCAATATCACTTACGCGCTCGTTAATGCGGTGAAGGAGCTCGCTCAACGCATGCCCAAACCGGAGGTCACATGAGCGACAAGCCGAACGGCTCGCTTAACGACCAGGACGTCGCCTACATGGTCCAGGTGCTGACGACGCGCCCGCTCGGGGAGGCGCTGGCGCTCTGGTTGAAGCTCACCGGCCAGCAAGTCGTTCCTGCGAATCCGCCGCAGTCCGCGCCGGCGCAGGGTCCAGGGTGAAGAAGCAAGTGCCGCCGCTGTGGGCCGTGGCAGTCGTCGCGCTCGTAATCGCGTTCATCGTGATGGCGACGACGGGTGGGTGCAGCACGTTCAAGATCGAGGGAGATTGTCACTACGCGCGCACCGTCACGACTTCCTACACCTGCGAGCCGGGGTCCAGCATGGAGCACAAGCGCCTTGCTCCTGCGGGAACTCCGGAGCCGTGACTGCGGTGTCGACGGGTCCTCTCAAGGCGGCGTCAACCCCTGGCGGCTTGCCACGGTGGCGAGCGCTGCAGCCGGATGGGCTGCCTAATATTCGTTCGCCGCTACGTTGTGCTTCAAGGGGTTACCGGCCCCTAACTTGCGGTCGAATATTAGGCGGAACAGCATCGGTTTGTCATACAAATCATGACTGAACGTCTTTTTTTCTCAATTATCGCCGACAATGCGCAACGCCTAAAAACGACTGTAAGTCATTGATTTTAAGATGTGTGAAAGCCTGAATATTAGGCACGCCTAATATTGCTCACGCCGTACGCAGCATCTGCGGCCCCTGCACGATCTCCACTTCGCGCCCGCGCAGGTAAATCCTGGTGGTCCTCTCGTCGGTGTGGCCAAGCACTTTCTGCGCGCTCAGTCCTTGACGCTGCGCTTCCGTAGCGGCGAACGCGCGGCTGTCGCGCATCTGCACGTCCTTTACGTCGGTCTTGCGGACAGCATCGAGCCAATCGCTCAAGATCGTTTTGTAGGCTGGCCTGCGAGCGCCGAGCGCCCTGAACAGGTAGCGCGGCCGATGCTTGATCGCGATGCTGGGTACGTTGCCGTGCAACGCGCGGCAGCGCGCGACCCACTCCCGGAGCTGCGGGTTCCACGCGATGATGATCTCCTTCTTCGTCTTCTTCTGGCGAAAGTAGATGCCAGGGCCGTCGTCCAGGATGTTCCGCTCGTCAATCCCGATCACGTCATCCACGCGCTGGTCGGTCAGGAACATCCCATCCATGATTCCCTTCAGGCGGGCGTTGGCGGCGTCGTAGATGGTGTCCCACTCGTCCTGCTTGATAAGCCGAGTCCGACGCCCCTTGGGATAGAAGGAGAGCCCGAGGAACGGGTTCCACGATACCACCTTGTCGTCGCGGAACACGGAGAAGACCACGCGCCCGAACGAGATCACGCGATTAGCCATGCCTGGCGTGTCGGCCAGCAGCGCCTTCACGTCCGCCGCATCCTCGGGCCTCACGTAGCGCGGATGCGGCTTGGCGCGGAGCATGTCCTTCAGGATCTCGGCGCACTCGCCATACTGGCGCTTCGTGTTCTCGGCCAGTGGCTTTACCTTACGCGAGGTGATCCTTGCCAAAGCCGCGTCGATCAGCTCGCCCAATTCGCCCGATGACCGGCGCAAGCTCTGCGCGTATTCCGCGTGGGCATCCGCCTGCGTCCCCACCCTGCGCCACTTGTTGCCCTTGACGTGATACACCGCGCCGTGACTCTCGACGTAGCACGGGGGCAGTGTAGAAGGATTCTTCCTGGGTCTGCCTCGGGGCATGGGCCTGCTCCCTGTAAACGATCAGCGTCCGATCGCGACGGCGACGGAATGCTACACCAAGCGCCTGCAACTCCTTCGCCTGGGAGTCGTACCGCTTCTGTGCGCGCTGCGACTTGCCGGTGAGCTCGGCCAGTTCGGCGGGGGAAAGCGTGAGCGTCATCCGCCGTCCTTTGTTCTCGGCGGGGTCGGGTTGGAGGCCAGGTATCAACCCGCGTCCTCCGTCGCGTCCTGCGGCGCAGGCGCAGCCTCCACAGGGCCTTCCCGAAGCTCGGTTACCCACCAGCCATCGCCCCGCTTGTCGAGCTTCAGGACCATGCCAAGCGCCCGCATCTCCTCCACGGTCAGGCAGCGCCGCGCCGAGTAGGGCCCGACCCGGTGCCATTCAAAAGCCTTGTCCGAGTTGAAATACTCGCCGCAACCGGCGCACTGGCAGTGGGCGTCCCCGAGCTTGCGGATGTTGCGGGGCGGCTTCATCAGCGCAGGAACAGGCACTCGAAGTCCGGGTTCTGGTAAAGCCGGCTTCCGGTGGATGCGAGGATCTGCCCGTCGCTCCGGCGCCGTCCAATCGACCAGATCCACGCCTCGGCGTGCAGGTCGCAGTAGTCCTTGCCAACCTCGAAACGCTCGAGGATGTAATAGCCGTCGGGGTCACGCGCGCACTGGCTCAGGTCCACGCAGTCCCCGCGCTCGTACTTCTCCCACATGCGCCGGTTGCTCCCGGCCCGCGGGCGGCGCCTGCGGGGCTTCTCCGTCACGAGCTCGCGCTCAAGCCCGCGCGCGTACTCGGCCCAGGCGCTCATGAGGTTGCGCACTTCCAGGGCGAGCGCGAGCTTAGTGCGCATGTCCAGGTCGGACGGAATCCGGAAGCTCGGCACCTTGTCGACGAAGGCGTCGGTGCGCGGGGTATCGGTCAGAACTTCGGTCTGCATGCCCTACTCTCCCTCGGCCTGGGCGGCGGGTCCGGACGGCTCCCCGGGTTGCTGTTCCGGCGCGGCGCGCTTCGGCTCGCGCGCCTGCGCCCGCTCCTTCGCGCCCACGTTGCCGCGCTGCGGCTTCGCCGGGCGCTCGCCTTCCTCGCGCTCGCGGTTCTCCATGGCGCTCTTCCAGGTCGCCTCCCCGTCGCGCAGCGCCCCGTAGAGGCCGCGCAGCTCCACCAGCTCGGCCGGCGTGCAGGCATCGAGCGCGTGTCCGAGGTAGTCCTGGAGATCGGTGGCGCGCACGTTGAGCGCCGCGAAGGCGTCGGCGAGCTTCTTCCGCTCCGCGTCCGGGTCCTCCGCCGCCTTGTTCAAGCGGATCTCCCGGATGATCTCCTCGGCCTCGTCCTGCAGGTCCCCGGGGATGATGCGAAGCCCCGCGGTTCGCAGCGCCTTGGAGATGAGCGCCTGGCGCTTGTTCAGGAGATCGTCGTCGGTCGCGGGCACCGTGTAGACGGGCCGGCCGGCGCTATTCATGCGCACCGACAGGTAGCTACCGTCGTCCAGCGGCCTCGAGCGCTCGACCGTGCGGCTCACCGTGACGTCCATCGGCCAGGTCATGTTGGTCTCGAGGTCGGTCACGCTCACGCGGTGGATCTCGCGCAGGTCGTCGGAGTAGACCATCACCGATTCGGCGAGCACGTTCGTCATGCAGCGCAGCGCCACCTCCACGAAGCGGATGCCGAGGCCTTCGACGCCCTTGCCGATCGGCTTGCGGTAGAGGGCGGAGGTGTTGTGCGCGAAGCTCGGGCGCCGGCACTCCTTCAGGAGGTCCTGGCGCACCTGGTCCCAGTTGCGGGGACGGCGCAGCGCCATCACGTAGCGCGATTCGACCATCGCTCTTGCCTGCGCCGCCACGGCGGAGGCGGCCGTCTCGTTTCGGGCCTCGATGGCCTCGATCGCGCCGAACTCCTTGCGCTGCGGCAGCGCCGCCTTGAGGTTGTCCACGCCGCCGCCTGGGCGATCGTTCATCACTGCGCTCATGCTGCTGTCTCCTTTGCGAGAAAGACCCGGAACGGGTTGGATGCCTTCACCGTGTATGCGGCGCGACCCTTGTTCATGCGCCAGGTCGCGAGCGTCTCGCCGCGGTGGCGGAGCTCCGACGCATCGCGCATGAACGCCTGGATCTCGGCGGCGAGCCACGCGTCGCGATCCTTGAGCCGCCGCGCGTCGAGCCGGCAGAGCATCAGCTCGTCGTGCAGCGCCGCGATGCGCTCGTCGGCCTCGACGATCGCGCCGCTGTCCCTGCGGTAGATGAGCCGCGCGTCGATCGGCTTTTCCGGCTCCGGGAGCGTGCGCTCCTCGACGTGGCGCCAGACCTTGCCGCAGCGCTCGACGATGTAGGCCTCGAGCTCCCGGTCGGCCGGGATCACGTAGACCTCGATCGGCACCGCCCGCCCGGTCGCGAGCGCGACGAGGGAGGCCTCGTTCACGAAGCACACCGGCACCTTCGCGAGCGGGAGCCGCGCGACGGCCAGTTGCTGCTGAACCTGCCAGAGCACGCGGTCCGGGACCTCGTCGGTGCCGGGCTCGCCCCAGTCGCGGCGGTTGTACCAGCCGACCGACTTCGCCTCCACCACCTGGTTCTCGGCGAGCGCGTCCAGGTGCGCGCCCAGCCAGGCGTGCTCGGCGTGGCGCATCGTGTCCGGCGAGCGCGTGAGCGCGACCGACTCGCGCGCCTCGAACGCATCCAGGATCTTCGCCTCCACGATGTTGCCGAGCTGCACCTCCGGCACGTCGTCGAGGTTCGCGGGCTCGACCTCGCCCAGCTTCTCGAGCGCGACGCGCACGCCGTCGCCCGACATGATCCGGGGGACGTCGCTGCTGCCGATCATCGTCCTCCTGCGCTCCCGCTGTTCGTTCGAAATCATCGGCTCACTCCTTCTCCATGTTCGCGCTCACGTAGCCCTTGAGCGACAGGCGCTCCTCCTCGGCCATGTCGATGCCGCCGGCAACGCCGAAGGCGAGGAGGACGAGGAGCAGCACCGCGGCGAGCTCGAGGCGGCTCACGGCCTCTGCGCCGCCCGCTCCGTCAGCACGTCGATCCGGAAGCCGCCGTGCGCGCTCTCGCAGGCGTAGTCGCTCTTCGCCCCCTCGGCAACGGCGGCCGAGCTGTAGAGCGTCGCGAGCTCGAGCCGCGCGACGGTCCCGTCCAAGCCGAGATAGCGGCGCCGGCCCGTGGGACCGATGATGCGCACGACGTAGAGCGGGATCGGCCGGCGGTCAGGCCGAAGTAGTTCGGTGCTGCGGGGATGTGGCTGGTCCATGCTGCCCTCCTGGTTGATGGGAGGGCATACTAAGGCAATGCCTAACTATATGTCAATAGGCAATGCCTAAGTAACGCACAAAAGCGAATTCACGAGGCTGTCAGCCTATGAGGTAGTGTCCTCTGGGGCTCGACAAGTCGCGCTTGCCGACAAGGTAGGTCGGAACAAGTTTGGTATCAGCGTCGATGGCAACAAAGGTCCATTGGTCTCCGATTCGCGATTGATCTTCGCCCTTGCTCACGTGACGCTGTTGCGCGGTGATGCTCATTGCCGGGTGCGCGATGACCGTGATCGAGGGCGACTGCACGATCACGCGGGAGATCAAGGCCGTCTACCACTGCGAGCCGTCAGGCTCGCTCAAGCACCAGCGCGTCGCGCCGCCCCAGGGCGAACCCTGATCAGGGCCGTCCAGGCGGGCCCAGGTGCGGGCCTCATGTCGAGCATGCGGCTGCACTAGCTCCTTGGTTCGCGCTTCATGCTCAGTTCCGGAGTGCAGCTCGATTTCCGCCAGCATCTTCTCGAATTGAGCCTTTGTCGGTTTCTTGGCCCATCACGTCTTTCACTCTACTCGCGTTCTCCAATTTCAGAGAACCGCTTCATCTCTTGCCGAAATATCTTCTGCGCTTCTTCTTTGGTGTCACCCGTGACTCCAACCGCCAGCGGCCAGCCCTCCGGGGTAAGCGCCAGCCAGCCCCCGCAACGTCGCTCTATCAAGAGCGGCTGAACCGCGAATAGCGCGTGATTTTCGCTCATATGGCGTTCCCAAAAGGAGTTCATGACCCCGCTACTTTAAATTTATTTAAACAACTAAATCAAGTATTTGACTTGGTTCTGATACTCTTGGTACTTGCTAGAACCAAAAACCAAGATATAATGCGCCCGTTACCAAGAGACGAACCATGATGGAGTAGTGGATGGCGCTCACCTCCAACGGCAATGCCCCTTACACGCCAGCGGCAACGCTGGTGAACTTGGTCAAGCGGTTCCGCGATAAGGGTCTCTCATTTCCCGTCACCGTAGACGTTCTAGTTCGTGCGGGCGTTCCCGAAAGCCTCGGAACGCGCACGCTGCAATCGCTTCAATTGCTCGAACTTATCGACGAGGCGGGCAATGCTACCGAGACCTTGAAGCGGATTCGTGAGGCCCCCGAGAAGGATTACAAAGCGACCCTCGCGGCGTGGCTCAAGCGCGTGTACGCCGAGGTCTTTAAGTTCGCTGATCCTGGCGCAGAGGATGAGACGGAAGTGCGCGACGCATTCCGTACGTTCGTCCCCCACGCGCAGCAGGACCGCATGGTAAAGCTATTCATGGCGCTATGCGCCGAGGCGGGATTAGCCCCCGAAAGCAAGAAGGCGGAGGCAAAGCCGCGCGTCCGGATAGCAGCAACGCCGTCGTCGGCATCGACGCAGAGCCCGCGCGTGGTCGTCCGTAAGACGGCCCAGACCCCACACTCGGAAGTGTTGCGCCCCGGGTCGCTGCCGCCGGAGCTGGCTGGCCTGATGGCCCGCCTGCCGCAGAACGGCTGGACCCAGCCCACTCGTGACCGGTTCCTGAAAACCTTCGAATCCGTCTTGGATTACGTCATCCCGGTCGTGGAGAAGCAGCCGGAGGAGAACACTCAATAACGACTACGACGGGGTGGCAGATTGGGAATGCAGCGGCCTGCAAAGCCGCGTTGCGCCTCTCGGTTCACAGTTGCCGCTGGGCTCCGATGCGCAAGAAGTTGGTTCGATTCCAACCCCCGTCTCCTTCTTCCAGTATACCGCATCATCACCTTGACCATCTCTACGCGGCGGCCTTGATCTGGGCGCGGATCACCAATTCATCGTAGGGGGGGCAGTGAACTCACTATATTTCGGCGACAACCTAGAAGTTCTGCGGGAGTCCATCAAGGACGAATCGGTGGACCTCATCTACCTAGACCCGCCATTCAACAGCAACGCTACCTACAACGTTCTTTTTAAGACACCGAAAGGTCATCGGTCAGACGCGCAAATCGAAGCGTTCGATGACACTTGGCACTGGGGTGAACATGCTGAGGCGGTTTTCGCCGACCTCATGCAGCAGTCAAATACCGACGTGGCAGAAGTCACTCGTGCGCTAAGGTCTGTTCTTGGTGAAAACGACATGATGGCGTATCTCGCCATGATGGCCAGCCGGTTGTTAGAACTGCATCGAGTGTTAAGGTCAACCGGAAGCCTTTACCTGCATTGCGATCCCACGGCAAGCCATTACCTCAAGATCGTGCTCGACCAAGTGTTCGGCGCAGATAATTTTCAGAATGAGATTATCTGGAAACGCACAAGTGCGCACAGCAGCGCCAAGCGTTACGGCCCGGTTCACGACACTATTTTGTTCTATTCGAAGACGCCAGATTATCGGTGGATACCGTCATTTACCGCTTATGACTCCCAGTACTTGGAGATGTTTTTTGACCAAACCGACGCTGATGGAAGGCGCTGGAAACGAATGGACCTGACGGGAGCAGGGACGCGCAACGGCGAGACTGGCCTGGTATGGCGAGGAATAGATGTTACGGCGAAAGGTCGGCATTGGGCTCATCCGCCTCGCGTGCTTGAAGAGATGGATGCCAATGGCAGAATTCATTGGCCTCAGAAAGAGGCCGGGATGCCACGTCTAAAGCAATATCCAGAAGACCTTCGCGGCGTTCCGCTGCAAGACATCTTTGCGGACATCCGTCCAATGCACAACTTGTCTGACGAGCGACTCGGGTATCCAACGCAGAAGCCACTCGCCTTGCTTGAACGAATCATCGCTGCATCGTCCAAGGAAGACGATACAGTACTTGACCCTTTTTGCGGATGCGGCACTGCCGTTCACGCAGCCGAAAAGCTCAAACGCCAGTGGATCGGTATTGATGTCACCCATCTCGCTATTTCTCTCATTGAGAAACGTCTGCGCGACGCATTCCCAGGCATCGCCTTTGATGTCCACGGCACGCCAAAAGATTTTGGCGGGGCAAGAAACCTTGCCGAGCGTGACAAATACCAATTCCAATGGTGGGCATGCTCGCTGGTCAACGCGCAACCATTCCGCGGAAAGAAAAAGGGAGCTGATAGCGGTATAGATGGCCTTATCTATTTTCAGGATGACGACAAGTCACCGAAAAAGATCGTGGTCAGCGTGAAGGGGGGCGATAACGTCGGCGTAGCGATGCTGCGCGATTTCGCCCATGTGATTGACCGCGAAAAGGCTGCAATGGGTCTCTTTGTGACGCTAACAGAGCCGACAAAGAACATGACGAGGGAAGGCGTCGGGACCGGTTATTACACTTCGCCGTTAAGCGGCGCCAAGTTCCCAAAGCTCCAGGTGCTGACAGTCGAGGGATTGCTAGCCGGGACCGAGCAAGCCCGTTATCCCCGCATGGACGCTGGCGGGCTGACGTTCAAGAAGGCCAAAGAGAACGAACCGGAGCAGAAAAAACTCTTGTAACAGAGGTTATCTCAAACTGTACCAGCACCCAAACGCGGGCCGCCGATTTGATCCTCCTACGCAGCGGCCCCACCGGCCCGCGCCGCCGGTCAGTCAGGAGGGGCTAGGCGGGGAAGGGGAAGGAGAGCTCGGGAGAAGCGCGCCTGGCTGCGACTAACAGAGGTCCGGTTCTATGCGTTCGTGAACCGCGATCACCTTGTATGCAGCGGGCTTGTTTCGGACTGTCTCCACGATCACATCGACGACGTAGGCGTACCGGAAGGGGTTCGCGTCGTCCAGAACCATCCTCGATTTGATGGCGTCCGTCGCGCACAGCACCTTCACGGCTCGCGGATGGATCGACTCGATGATTCCCTTGTCGCCCACTGCACTGTTGGGATCGTTGCGGGCCTGATACCAGTAGAGGACCACTTGTTCATGCATGCGCGACACCGGCTCACGCAGCTCCTCGATCTTTCTGCGCGCCGTGTTCTGTGCGGCATTTGCCTCGGTGGAGTTCAATGTGAGGTAAACCGGACCGTTGATCGTTCCAATGTTAACCTGCGACCCGCTGTCCTTCGCTATGGGCTCAACGAAACTAGACAGGTTTTCGTATGACGTCCTATCCAACTCCGGCTCGGCGCTGGATTTTCCGGACAGGAATTCATAAGCATCTACCAGGTGCTTTGCGAAACTCCAAACGGCGTCTGCGTACGAAACGCCCTGAAGCAAGTGTGGGGATATGGCGATTACGTCGGCAATGATGCTCCCGGTGCGCATCTCCTTGACGTAAAGCCGAACATCAGCGGCTGCGGCTTCCGGATCGTTCGTCTCGAGGGTACGCTTGAATTCGTCTGCGAAGCTGAGGAAGGACCGAGTAAGATCCGTCAGCTCGACGGGTTTGGTGTTCTTGATCTCGATGGTGAGAGCCGCCCCTGTCGGGGGAGACCGATCTACCGCGCGCAAGCGATCAGGCATTGCGCATTATAAGTGGAGTGCCAACCCGCGCTGAGTTCGACCGGGGCGCTCATCCGAGGCGCGCTGACGAAGGCCTGGCGCTGAGGTTTCACATGGAACTGGGCGCCTACACTAGACAGGGGGCTGTCTCGCAAGCTGTCCCGGTGGCTCATCAGGTGAGCCTGCCGCGTTGCGCCGTGAATACCGGAGCCCTGACGGGTGGTGTGCTATCTTAGGCGGCCAAAATGCTCCCCGAGCAGGACGCCCATGCCGGACAAAGACGGGAAGTTAACTCCGGAGGACCGGCAAAAAGTAATAGAGTGGATGGGGGCTCATGGCAAGGGCGATCCCCGCTGTCCGATATGCCTCAGCGAGAAGTGGATGATTGCCGAATTCCTGGTTCAGCCAATGACAATTGGGGGTAATCATTCGCTGCAGTTGGGTGGCGGTGGCCTTCCCAACATTGTGCTGATTTCCGACCCGTGCGGCTACACGCGTTATTTGAATGCGGTATTGGTGGGGCTGGTCGAGGGCGGAAAGAAAGATTAGCCGGTGGCGGTCTACGATTTCCCGAGCAAGCGCGTGACAAGCGAACCGCCTGGCGGAGGTGACGGCATGGATACGCGCGTCACCAAGCTCGAAACCAAACTCGACACCATACTGCCGATGTTGGCGACGAAGGCCGATGTATCGGACGCCAAGGCCGACATTATCAAATGGCTGGCAGGTGTCGCATTCGCTATCGTTGCAATCCTCGTTTCGGTTCTGGCGTTCATGCTGAATAGGGCGGTTCCCCCACCAGCGGCCATGCAGCAGCCCGCGCCAGTGGTGGTTTATCCACAACCTCAGCAAGCGCCACAACCTGGGCCGCCCGATTCAAGGCCCGCTCCGCGGCGGTGATCGAGCGGCTCATCCGGTGGGCCTGCCGGCCGAGCAGGCAGCGGGCGCACCAGCGGTAAGCGACCGGCGTAGCACCCGGCGCACACCCTCACCATTTCAGATGTCCTTCTTCGTCTGCTTGGCTTTTTCAAGATCTTCGGCCAGCGACCTCCGCGAGAGTAGGGAGAGGCCGGAGGTGTTGATGTCACCGACGAAGCGTGTGAGTTGAAGAACCGACGAACTGTCCCCCATAGTGCATTCAACCTGACTGAACTGAGCCCCCATGGCGTTACCAACCTTGCTGTCCACGCACTTCAAGTTGGGGTACTTGCTCTTGACCGCGTCGAGGACAGTGGCGAAAGAGTCTGGATTGAAGAAGAACATCAATTGATCGAGTCTATCTTCGTGGTACTTTGGAAGCACTGACACGGAAGGGTACTTCGACGGAACGCCCGCCACAGTGAAGCCCTTCCATGTTGGAAACAAATCTTGGACTTCTGCTTTGGTCATGCCAACGCTGAGACCCTTGATCTCAACGGACTGAGAAAAAGCCGGGGCGGCGAACCCGAGAAGTAGTGCCATTGCGATAAGGCGTTTCATGTTGGTCTCCTTTGTGACGGCACCATTGCCGACTCGGGGACTATATGGGGCAGCGAGCCAGTGCGCTTTCCCTCCCGCGCCATTCGGTTGACCGGGGGCGCCACTGAGCCGCGAAGTTCGCACTGCGCATGGGGGCAAAGGACGCCGGTGACGCAGCCCGTACAGGACGCCCAGAACCTGCAGCATAAGCGCATCGCACGGCCGCAGGCCGAACCCTAGATGCCTACACTAGACAGCCCCCTGTCCCGCAAGCTGTCCCAGGGCCGCCCTACTTGCGCTTGAAGTCGGCGACTAGCGCCGCCTTCACTGCGTCCAGCGCAGAGTCAACCGGCGGCACTACTTGGCGTCTACGACTTCACACCGGGAGCTTTGCGCTTGGCTGTGAATGGTGCCCATGGCGAAATCCTTGATCTTGATCTCACCCTTGGCGGGTATCGTCTCGTAGAGCGTCTTCACCGTTTCGCCCAATTGCGTCCCGCTCTTGGCGAATATCGGGCAACGGATCCGTATATCCTGCACCGCCTGGTCGTTGTTGTTGGTGAGCTTACCGCTGATGAACATCACGGTGTCGAAACCGCCTTTGCGCCAACTCGTGATCTCGATCTTCACGCTGTCGGCGAGGCGCACCGGAGGTGGCGGCGGCGCGCTGGCTGTTGTGTCCGTGCGCGGGCCTTTGGATCCGCCACCGCTGAACATGCCGACGAAAACGGCGAGCACGATGAACCCTAACGCGACCAGAGCGCAACCGCTCGTGCGCACGACCTTCTTTCCGCAATGCGGGCAGGCGTCGGCGTCGGAGCTGATCTCCTTGCCGCATTCTTTGCACTTAGTGAGCGCCATGCCTATTTATAGCCCTCACTACCAGGCGGAAACCCGAATGTGTGTTCCACGCGGGCATTGAGAATGGGGTTAACGCGCCTTAGTTTGCCGATGCGCTTGATCGTCTTGGCAACGATCCTGCTCGCACCGAGCCGCCTACGTATTTGTCCTAGAACTTCCTCGCGCTGCGCCTCGTCGAGCTCGCGCAGGAGCTCCACTACCTTTCGCTCTTGCTGGCTGAGTTTCAAGCTTCCCCCCCTGGCTGGCGTTGTCGTCGTCAGCAATGACCGGAGAGGACTTGATCCGGGGAAAGCGCGAGACAGTATTCGCGGCTACCCGGACTACCTCGTCTTTTCCGTTCTCGGTCATGTTCACCATGTAGGTGATGGTCTTCGTGATCTTCTCATCTGCCCCGGCCGGGCCGAACCACCATTCATAGGGAAGGCGAAATAAGTTCACCAACTTGGGGTAGTGCTCCTTGCTTATGCGGCCATACTTTAGCCAATCTCCGGACACGGATGCCGCCGTGACGCCGCACGCCTTCGCCACATCAACCTGCTTGATTCGCCCATTGGTCATGTCGATAGCGGCGCCCAGCCGCCTGCCGAGATGGTCGCCGGTTCGTTGTCTTGCCTTAGGCATAGCCTAAATCTAGGTCGATAGGACGCGGTTAGGGAATACCTATTGACCCGAAGTTAGGCATTGCCTTACCATGTCGCATGCCAAAGCAGACCCCCTTGGAACGCGCGCGAGAACTCATCGGAGGCACGGTAGCGGTTGCGGCGCTACTGAAGGTCCAGCCCGCTACGGTTAGCGAATGGTTCTCCGGCAAGCGCACGCTGCCAGAAAAGTATTGCCCGACCATAGAGCGCGCCACGCACGGCAAAGTCACATGCGAGGAACTATGCCCACACGTTGATTGGGGATACCTGCGCAAGCCAAAGGCCGCCACCGCATGAACTCTCCCTCCCCGCGCATCACCCTCCCTCCCGGGGCGCGGGAACGCCCGGGCTGCGCAAGCGGCTCGGGTTTCTTACAACGTAGGTAACAACCCATGTATGCCGATCCGTCACTGATTCGCGATCACGTGGTCAAGCTCCGGCTGAACGACCAGGAAGCCGAGTTGATCAACGCATGGGTCAACTACACCGGCCAGCAGAAAGCGGTACTGCTTCGGGAGATGCTGCTGGAGCAGGCGCGCCTTGACATGGGCCTCGATGCTAACGGCCTTCACGACGTGGCTGAAGGTCCGCAGCGATCGTTGTTCTATCGCTGAGAGGGCCCTGAATCGTGCCTGAGCGCGGGCCGGAGATGACCAATCTCACCGCCAAGGAGCGGGAACTCATCCGCCGCATCGCTGAGCGTGATGGCGTGACCGAGGACGAGGCGGCGACGCGACTCGTCAAGATCGCGCTGGCTCGAAGAGTCAAGAGGCGTACCGGGAAGAACCCGGCGCGCGTCTACGACCTGCGGCGGAGAACGAAATGACCCACCGCTACCGACTCGTCGTCAGGCCTGATGAGATCGAGCTCATTGGCGCCCGGAGTTTCGGCCCCGGCGAGATAGCAACGGGCTTCATGACGCTGGCGGAGGCCCGGGTTACTGAGGGACTACCAGCGGATGGTCTGCTTTCTCCAAACCCAGCAGCCAGCGCGGCGGCTTCGCATCGGAGCCGTGCGAGTAGAGCCGCCACGAAACGCGGAAAGCGATCGAAGGCGAAGCGGGGTAGGAGATGAGGTCGCCGACCGCCAGCGGGCAAGGATATATCTCCGGCCCGGGTCCGGTCGGGATGCCGACGGACCGGGCGACATCCTTCAGTGATTCGCTGACGACAAAGCTTACTTCGATCATGGGTCTCCCTCCTGTGAAGGTTGACTACTCGCCCAGCAACTGTAGCAGGGGCGGAGACCCGACTTTTTCGTCCCGGAACATCGCGTGAACCGCGCGCCCTCGGTACGCCTGTGGGGCACCAGGGTGCCGGTGCCCGTGACCGTCCCCGAGCGGCTCGTCACGCGCAAGGACGGGAAGGGCCGGATTGTGAGCTACGTTGCCCTCGGGGTGGGGCCGGGGTGAGAGCGCGCATGGGCGGCGAGCGCCTCGTTGATCAACGTCTGGTAGCCCTTGCCGGTCTTCGCGGAGCGGCGCCGGAACGCCTCCACGATGGCGTTATCGAGGTAGATCGTGATGCGCGTCTTGCCGGTCGTCGGGATCACCGCGCCGCGCTTCGCCCTGGAAAAATCATATGCCTTCTTCATGGGTTACACCGCAACCGTGAGGCGTACGCCCAGCGAGTCCAGCAGCTTGCGCACGGTCTCGTAGCGCACTTTGGCGCCCGGCGCGAGCGCCTTGTACAGGCTTGCGCGGCCGAGGCCGGACGCCTTCGCTACAGCGGTCACGCCGCGCGCCTTTGCCACGTCCGCGACCGCAGCCAGGAACACGTCCGGGTTCGGATCCTCGAGCGCGGCAGCGAGGTATTCGGCGATGACCTCCTCGTTATCGAGGTATTTCGAGGCGTCGAAGGGCGCAAGCTTCAGCGCCTTGGTTCTGCGGTTTCGAGTTTTCGATTTACTCATGGCTCATCCTTTCAAGTTCTGCGCCATGCCAATGGCGCGCCTGATGTCGCGCTGCTGCGTGGACTTGTCGCCGCCTATGAGCAGCACATACATCATCTGTCCTCGCCGCGTGTAGTACACCCTGTAGCCGGGCCCGGCGTGGATGCGCATCTCGCTCACGCCGCTGCCGACGGGCTCGCAATCACCGAAGTTTCCGAGTATGGCCGAGCGCAATCTCGCGAGGATCCGGGCCTTGCCCTTCGCATCACGCAGCGCGTCGAGCCATTGGTCGAACTCTTCGGTCCTGATCAGCGTATTCACCCGCGCAATTGTATCCGACCGGATACAGAAAGGCCACAGCCATGAGCCTCGCAACCCGCCAGGCCTGGCAGGCGCGGCTCTTCGGCGGCGAGGCTACGCCAGGGCCGCGGCGCACCAACCGGCACCCCGAGCAGGGCGTGTTGAACGCCGTCATCAAGGTCCTGCGCCTGCATCCCAGCGTCTCCTGGGTCGTGCGGATGAATAGCGGCGCCTACAAGATGCCCGACGGGAGATACGTCCGCTTCGGCTTCCCCGGCTGCCCCGACATCCTGGGCCAGATGCGCGACGGGCGCCTGCTGGCGATCGAGGTCAAAGCCGCTCGCGGGCGTCTCACGGACGAGCAGGAATTCATGCTCGGCAAGATCCGAGCGAATAACGGCGTCTCCGGCGTCGCGCGGTCGATCGCGGATGCGCTGGCGATCGTGGAGAGCGATTCGTGATGCGTAGGTTATTCAGCAGGAAACAGCGACTCGCTCTCGCGATAGTGGCGCATTTCAAATGCGAGCGATGCGGTATTGAGTTCAAAGAGTTCGAGGCAGACCACCGCCGGCCATGGAGTAAGGGTGGTGAAACGCATGTCCGTAATGGGCAGGCACTTTGTAAAGCCTGTAATAGGCGAAAGGGAAATAAAGATGAAACCGTTAAGACAGTGGCAACGTGAAGCAATGGTCGTTATCCGTGGTCTGCAAACAGAAGGGAAATTGCACGCCCTCATTGCAGCATGCCCAGGTTCCGGAAAGACGAGGCTCACGGTCGAAGTAACGTCGGATGTGAATCTTGGAATGACCAATGATTGCACGGTTATCGTCGTGCCATCGCGTGCATTGAAGCGGCAATGGAAAAAGGCTTACAGGTTTGCGGGCATCAAGGCAATCGCGGAGATTGACAACGGGGATCTGGAGGAGCGGCGCTATCGGGATTTGGACTTGTTTGATCCCGCCAGACCAGTTCAGATCATGACCTACCAGCAGATTGCCGCCAATCCTGACCTGTTCGCCGCGCTGTGTGCCAGGCACCGCGTTTTTGCTGTCTTCGACGAACTGCACCACGCAGACGACCAGGCGACATTCGGTGAAAGCCTGCTCACTGCGTTTAATGATGCAGTTTTCAAACTGTCGCTCTCTGGAACGCCATTCAACACACGCGGCGGCACGCTCGCGTTCTGCAATACGAAGGAGGAAATAACCGAAGAGGGCGAGAAAGTTAGAAAGACCATTGCCGATTTCACCTATTCGTACGGCGATGCTTTGGCCGCAACGGGGTCAGACGATGACCCGATGGTTGTTCGACCGGTTACGTTCGTGCGATGGAATGGAATTGTAGAGTGGGAGCGCGCGCACATTCACACAGGCGTCATCACAAAAAAGATTTTCAATGGAAAACACAAGTCCGATCCGCTGACGCCATTGATTGATGCAGACCTAGACTATTTCAAAAAGATGCTGCGTGCTGCGCTCGACGAGTTGGAGGAAGTTCGTAGGCACCAATCAAATGCTGCGATGCTGATTACTGCTCGTGATACGGACCACTGCGATCAAATTGCCGAATTGTGCAGATCGCTTGGAGTCAAAGACGTCGTCATTATCAAATATGACACGCCCAAGGCCCAGGACGAAATAGAGCGGTTCGAGAAAGGGTCTTACCGGGTCCTGATAGCGATAAAAATGATTTCCGAAGGAGTCGATATCACGCGCCTTCGCGTGGGGGTTTATGCCTCGAACATTCTAACGAGAATGTTCTTCTCGCAGTTTATCGGTAGGTTCATTCGCTGGGATGATTCATTGGGCTACTGGCAGCATGCGGTCATATTTATTCCCGAGCATGTGACGCTCATCAAATATGCAGAGGAAATAGAGCGCATGGTTCTTGATTCGATTATCCAGGAACCGGGAACTGGCGACACACCGCCAGAGGCCACCCATATCCTGGTGGGGAAATCCGGGGATGGTCAGGCGAATGGCGCTGTAGAGCGTGGCATGTCTATCGAGGAGCGCGCGGCAAAAGAGATTGATGACTATCTGACGCGCGCTGGCCTCAAAGGAAGAATAAGTCGCGGCGATGCCATCAAGCTAGTGGAGGAATCAAGAAGAGGGAAAAACAATGAGTCACAAAGCGACAATGAACCTGACATCAGCAAGAAGAACGACAGGCTGATCGAGGCCGCAGTGCGTGTCGCCAGACGCAAAGGCCGCGAGGACTTGAAGTTCAGCATCGTTCAAACGATGGCTAATCAGGCGGTGGGGATTCACAAGAAGGACGCTCTCACCCCAGAAGCGATACTGCAGGCACGCGCTAAATGGTTGCGTGGGTTCATTGCACGTCTTTGGTCAGGGGACATGAATGACGCCGCCTGAGGTCGAGCATGGCAAGACTCACGGTCTCATGTTGAATGCGACCCGCGACACCATGAATCGCCTGACCACGCTGCCGCGGTTGATGGTATCCATGCTGCGTGAGGACGGATGGCGTGTTTTGTCCCGGCCGATTGATGGCAGGGTATTCAAGAACGAAACGATCGCTGATTGGGTGCTGGGCGAACCGTGGGCGGGTCTGCACTTTCCGGATTGGGCGACGGCCTACGCTCTGCTCGAGCGCAATCTGGAAGTCGGTCCGGAATGCATCGAGCGACTGCAAAAAGCCGGGGCACCCAAACCGGCCGAGGTCGAGGCGGGGTTCAAGGCCAAGGTGCGCGAGAGGTTGCCGGAGACGATGACGCACAGCGAAGCCGGGAAGAAAGGCGGAAGAGGGAATAAAGCCGGGAGTATTACTCCTAGCTTTTCAGACCGAGGAGCTACCCGCGCCCTGCGCCGCCTCAAGCGCGACCGCCCGGACCTCGCAGAACAGGTCATCGCTGGCAAGCTCTCAGCGCACGCCGCAGCGATTAAGGCAGGATTCCGCGGCGCCACCTGGTCTGCTCCCGTTGACCCGGAGCAGCTCGCAGTGTCGATCAGCAAGCGTTATCCCGAATGGGTGATGGTGAGGCGGGAGGACAGGTGACGTGGCTGACCGCATCATCCGCGATGAGTTGTGGAACTCGGAGCGATGGCTCGACCTGCCATCGGATACGCACCGGCTCATCTATGTCTCACTCCTGTCGATTGCTGACGACTTCGGCAACCTGGAAGGCGGCCCGCGGCGCCTTTATCGCTGGATGCACTGCTTTAGCCAGGTCAAGACCGAAGAAGATTCGATCAAGCTGATGAGCGCTCTCCAGGATGTCGATCTGGTGCGCCGCTATGAGGTCAAGGACGACTTATCCACAGGTTCTAAGGAGTATTGGCACTTGCCGAGATTCAAGAACTCCCGGCGGTATTGGGCAAGGAAATGTCCACCCTCGCCATACCCAGAACAGACACACAAAGAAAGCAAAGATGAGGAAGATCAATGCCCTGACGAAAATCCTAGCGCAGACCTGCCGCAACCCTCTAGTAAGACTTCGGGAGGGGTTGGGGTTGGGGTTGGGGTTGGAGAAGAGGGTTTATCTATCTCTCCTACACGGGGTCAGGAGGTCAAGGTCAAAAACGTTTTAAAAAAAATGCCTCAAGGTCAAGACCCAGGTCAGGAACAGACCAGGCGCAAACGCGACTATGCCGCAGACGACCACGGCCGGCACTGCATGTGCGAGATCTGCTACGCCAAGCGCATGGCGAGGACGAAATAGCATGATCGACAAGGACGCCATCCTGGCCCGCTCGTGCAACGCCGCGCGCATTGCGGTTGCCGACTGGGCCTTCGCCGCCGGCATCGTGCAGGGCGTGCGCGAAGCGCGCGTGACGAGCGAGGAAACGTGAAGCACGATGATGAGAACGATCACGCCTACCTCTACCTGCTGGTCAGGCCATGAAAGCACTCATGGGCCAGCCCTTTGATGCATGGCGTGACGTTTCAGATCGAGTGCGCGCCACGTATGGCGGCATTGGCGATGAGACATGCGGTGTGTTCATCGTGCGCGTGCCCGGCACCGGAGCCGTGCTCCGTGTCATCGCATCGTGCGGAGAGGGCTGGGATCATGTGAGCGTGTCGCGTCCGAGCCGGTGCCCGACATGGGAAGAAATGTCGTTTGTAAAGCGGGCCTTCTTTCGAGATGACGAATGGGCAATCGAGTATCACCCGCCGATAAAGGAGAACATTAGCGTCCATGATTTCTGCTTGCACCTGTGGCGATTGCAAGGTGGGGTCATGCCAATACCCCCGCCGTGGACCGTTGGAATCTGAGGCTGATGATGAAACACGATGACGACGACAACACGCCCTACGTCTACCTGCTGCTCCTCGGTATCGTGGTGCTGGTCAGCGCCTTCGTGCTGGCGTGGGTGCTTGCGTGATGATCGGCAGCGAGACGCTCGACTGGGTGCTGCTCGCGGTCGCAATTGTCGTGCTGCTCGTCAACCTCGCGCAGTTCTTCCTTGACCGATGAAACGCTGGCCGCTCATCCGTCATGCCCGCTACCTGTGGCTGTCGTTCTGCCTCTGGCGCTGGTGGCATACCGGCGCCTGTCCGGTCGATGCCGACTTCAAGGTGCTCGACGACGTGTGGGAAGGACGCGCATGACCCATCGCTCCGGCTCAGGCGGCACCCTGCACATCGGCAGCCGCACCGTGACGATACCGCCAGAGCTCAACAACCCTCAGCGGCGCGTGCTGCAGTCGATCGCGCAGGGCAACCGCGGCAGGGGTCAGATCGCGGCGGCGACGGGCCTGCACCCGTACGCCGTATCCAACGCGGTGAAGCGCCTCGTCGACCTGGGCCTCGTTCGCTCAGGGGACAAGCAAAACTCGCTGGAACTGGCAACGCCACTGCTCTCCAGCGTGTGGGAAGGTCGGGCATGACCGATCCCTTCTACCACTCGAACGCCTGGCGCGAGCTGCGCTATCTGTGCCTCAAGCGTGACCACTGGCACTGCACCGTGTGCGAGCGCAGCGTGCGGCTTAAAGGCAGCGCGCGAGTCGATCACATCATCGACCGGCGCGAGCGTCCCGACATGGCGCTCGTGCTCTCCAACCTGCGCACCCTCTGCGCTTCCTGCGATAACAAGCGCCACGCCGAGAAGGGCGGCAGGCACATCGAGCGCCCCGAGATCGCGCTCGACGGATTGCCGAAATCATGGAGATGAGAGCGTGCTGGGCGAGAGAACAAACAGGTCATGCGGCCTTACGTTCTCTCCATAGCTCGTTGCGACGCATTACGGCCAGATGCAATACCGGAGCATCGGCTAGCGGATTGAGCTTCAGACGATACAAAATATCGTCGTAGTCCCAGTCTACTTTTGTTTGTGACCCAAGCTCACGGCAAACTCGACCGCGAAGAATTCGCTCAACAGGATTGCTAATGACAAGCTTGTCGTTCTCCCACCGAGAGAATGTTTCTTCCGTAACGTCAATGAGCGCTGCCAGTTCCTTGGCAGTCTTTCCCATTGCTTTGCGAACGAAACGAATTTCCTTACCGTTGAGTTTTCGCTCGGTGGTGGCACACCGCATGACTGCCACAGCAGAGATTAGCCCTGGGACGTTTGGAATATCTATGCGCAGAACTCCGCAGTTATCACACACTGTCGCGATCGCTGCGTCATAAACTTGTACGTCCATACCGCCCATCATTTCTTTACTCACTTGATAACGTGGAATGGGTTGTATGCGAATCCCCCCGGCGCATTTCCCGCACGTTGTCATTGCTATGCTCCTATCTACTCTCTCACTAAAAATATCGTTATCAGTTCGAGCCATCTCTCCTCTCGATTGAAACTAACGCCGAGACCGATATGAAGGCCATCTATCGTGAATCCTTCCATGCGAAAGTGCTCTGGCCGAACATCAATCTCCGCTCTGGTAATCTTTCCGTTCTTGCAAACATGCACGGCATCGTTCAAGTCAACTCCGCACTCCTCATGCAGATTCGCAAGCTCTTCCTCAAAATGAGTCAGCCCGGTTTCAGGATTGATGTAACTCCCGAAGCCCCATGACGTTCTCGGATCATTGGCCAAATCCCGTATGAGAGAGGCCACCTCCAGGAACAGCGGATGCGCTGTTGGCATGGACTGGCATGCTACTACGACACTTGACGTTGCGTCAAGTTTGGGATTGACGGATCGAGCGGGACGGCGAGGCGGCGATGGAAAACGCGGAGAGGTGATCGAAGTCACGGGCCGGGGGGGGATTTCGCGACGCGGGGGCGTCGCGACCGACCGGCGTCCGGTTGGACCCGTTGAAAAGGTCTCGTGAAAAAGTCACGAAAACGTCTCGATAGCACTGTGCAGTTGATCACGCTCGCGCGGGATCTCGACACAGTGGAGATCCCGAAAAGCGTGACGTTGACTCCCGAGGAAGCGCAATTGTGGCCGGAATTCGCCTCTGCGAGAGCGCGCAGCGATTGGCGGCGGATGGACCTGGTTCTGCTCGCGAAGATCGTGAAACTGGAGGCGATGATCCGCAAACAGCAGGCGGTGCTCGACGCAACGGACCTGGTCATGGGAGGGCCGAAGGGCCGGATCAAAGTGAACCCCCTCATCACGATCATCGACAAGTTGCAGCGTCAGCAGTTGGCGTTGATCCGCGTGCTATCGCTGACGAACAAAGAGGACGCGCGCGTGGTGGCAGGGCGCGAAGCACGCATGCGCACGCTCACGCAGGCGCTGGAGAATGACGAAGATGGGCTTTATGCGAGGCCGCAATGAGGCGAAAAGATTTGACCGGCAATTGCCAGCCGGGATCCTAGCGGCGATCAAGAGCGGGCACGTGCCGAGATTCCGGGAGTGGCGCAAGCTCCCGGTCGCGAAGTTGACGCAGGGCGAGAGGGTGTGCCGCTTCATCGAGCGCGAGGTTGCCGTGCCGGAGGGCCCGCGGGTCGGGCGCCCGATGCGGCTCTTACCGTTTCAAGAGGCCTTCGTGCTCGCGCTTTTTGACGGGCCCGAGCGTGCGAGGAAGGCGATTCTCTCGGTGGGTCGCAAGAGCGGCAAGACTGCGTTGACCTCGGCGATCTTGCTCGCCTTCATGTTCATGGAAGGGTTGTGTTCAAGGAATTCCAGAATCAACAGTGCCGCACTTTCGCGGGATCAAGCTGCGCTCGTTTTCAACTATATGAGGAAATCCGTGATGCTCTCGCCCAGGCAGACGGAGTACTCGAGGATCACGGAGAGCGGGAAGCAGATCACGAGTTTGAATACCGGCATCGAATACAAAGCCCTCGCCGCCGAGGCCGGCAAGGCGATGGGCCTGTCGCCGGCGGTCGTCGTCGGCGACGAGTGGGGCCAGGTCGTCGGCCCTTCGCACCCGTTCATCGACGCGCTCCTGACTTCGCAGGGCGCGCACGAGGCGCCGCTCGCGATCGTGATCAGCACGCAGGCTCCGTCCGACGCCGATTGGCTCTCGCTGCAGATCGATGATGCGATCCGCAACCCGGCGCCGGACGTGGTCTGCCACCTGTACACGGCGGACGCAGGTCTGGAGCTCGGTGACCCGAAGGCCTGGGCGCAGGCGTGCCCGGCGCTGGGCGAGTTCCGAAGCCGCAAGGACGTGGAGCTACTGGCGAAGCAGGCCGCGCGCCTGCCGGTCGCAGAGAGCTCGTTTCGCAATCTGATCCTGAATCAGCGCGTCGCGCTCGAGTCGCTGTGGCTCGCGCCCGGGGTCTGGAAGCTGAACGGCGACACGCCCGACCCGGCGATCTTCCGCGACGGGCGTACCGTATCCGCCGGCCTCGACCTCTCGCAGAGGAACGACTTGACTGCCTGCGTCCTGGCGGCGAAGGACGACGCGGGCGGCGTGCACCTGATCCCGTTCGTGTTCACGCCGATGACCGGCATCAGGGAGCGGGAGCTGCGCGATCGTGCGCCCTATAGCGCATGGGTCGAGCACGGGCATTTGATCGCAGTGCCCGGCGCGACGATCGATTACGACTGGCTCTTTCAGTACCTGCGCGTGCGCCTGGACGACATGCAGATCAAGGTCGACGTCTGCGCCTTCGACCGCTGGCGCATCAACGAGGCAAGATCGGCCGCTGAGCGCAACGGCTTCGTGGTCAACGTCTGGAGCGAGGTCGGGCAGGGTTTTCAGTCCATGAGCCCGCGCGTCGAGCACTTCGAGACCCTGCTCCTGCAGGGGCGCATCCGCCACGGCGCGCACCCGCTGCTCAACATGGCGGCCTCGAACGCGATCGCAGTCAAGGACGCGGCCGGCAACCGCAAGCTCGACAAGGCGAAGAGTACGCAGCGGATCGACCCGATCGTCGCCGCGGTCATGGCGGCGGGCGTTTTCATGGTGGAGGCGCCGGCGTTCGACGTGGCGGCGTTTATCGCCTGACACCGTTGCGGCTTTTTTCGTAACGCTATCAAAAGCGTGAGCGATGAGCGCGCGGCGCGTGTTTTTTTCGCGTAGTATGCCGTTCTCATGGACACACGGCAGCGCCCGCAGCGGGACGAACGCGAGAAGCGGCTGCCGCCGTATCCCCTGAAGTCGGGCAACGGTGCGCTCATCCTGAGCGGTAACTCCGGCCCTCGCATGAGCGAGGCCGTGCATGTCCGAGAGCATCGTCACTAGCGACACCAAGGAACTCCCTCTCACCGTCGAGAAGTCGAGCGCGCCCGAGTTCGATGCGCGCTTCGTGCTCTCTGCCGCCTCTCCCGATCGCGTCAACGACACGATCGCGCCGGCTGCCTACAAGTCGCTGCTGGGCAAGCGTTACACCGCCTGCTGGGACCACAAGCACGACAAGGTCATCGGCTACTGGGACAACCTGAAGGCGATCGGCGACCGGCTGGTCGGCGACCTGAAGTGCATCCCGACCAGCGTCGGCCAGATGGCGAAGCTGTGCCTCGCCGAAGGCGTGCCGCTCTGCGCCTCGATCGGCTTCATCGGCAAGGGCGAGAGAAACGACAAGGGCGGCGTTCACTTCACGCAGCTCGAGCTGGGCGAGGTGTCCCTCGTCATCTTTCCCGCGCATGAGCGCGCGGTGCAGATCGCCAAGTCATTCGGTATCACCCTGCCGGACCCCGCTGGGCAAGTGCCCGTGAGCGGCGGCCCGGCTCCGCAGTCACTCGCGGCAAGTGCCGCTCGCAGTCACTCCAGGAGTAAGAGCATGGGCAAGACCATTTCCGAGCTCGTAGTCGAGACGCAGAACGCGCAGGTGGCCGCGCGCGACCGCCTGGCCGAGCAGACATCGAAGTTAGGCGACATCGAATCGCCCACCAGCGACGAATTCATCACCCAGAAGGCGCTCGTCGACCAGATTGACGCCGAGCTGCAGGCGATCGACGGCAAGCTTGCGACCTTCAAAAGCGCTGAAACGAGACTTGCTGCGGGAGCTCTCGCGACGAAGAGCGCGCAGGTCCTCCGGCGGGACTCCGTGAAGGACACCGAGAACCTGCTCGGCAAGCTCGCGCTCGTCGTCTACGAGTCGCGCGTCAAGGGCATGTCGATGGAGCAGGTCGCGCACGAGCGCTTCCCGAATTCCGATGCGGTCGAGACGCTGGTGAAGGCCGCGCAGAATCCGGCTACGACGTTCACGCCAGGCTATGCCCAGGAGCTGACCCGCATCGGCTACGGGCAACTGCAGGAGCAACTGCGCGCCGAGGCCCTGCTGCCGAGGATTACGCCCGCCGCGAACAACTACACCTTCGACGGCTCGGCTTCGATCTACGTGCCGACGCGCCTTGGGACGCTGACCGACGCATCCGGCGCATTCCGCAAAGAGGGCGACCCGATCCCGGTGAAGGGACTCACCTTCGGCTCGAAGAGCCTCACGCCGAAATCTCTCGGCGTCATCCTGACCGCGACCGAGGAAATGCTGCGCCGCTCGGTGATCGATCTGGCGTCCTATTTTCAAACCGCAATGGTTCAGGACACGGCCTACGCGCTCGACGTGCTGTTTCTCAGCAACACGGCGGGCAGCGCGATCGCGCCTGCGGGCATCCGCAACGGGCTCGTGGCGGGCGACACGCGCGCCTCGACCGGCGCCTCGGCATCGCAGATCACGACCGATCTCAAGGTCATGCTCTCGGCAATGGCGAGCCAGAACATGGGATCGGCGTCACTGCGCTGGATCATGCATCCGAAGAACTGGTTTGCCGTCTCGATGCTGCTGACCGCAACCGGCGCGAAGCAGTTCCCCGAGACCTCGGCGAACCAGCTCGCGGGCATCCCGGTCGTCACCTCGACGACGATGGACCCGACCATCGTGCTCCTGGTCGATTTCAACCAGCTCGCCTTCGCGATGGGGAATCCCAGCTTCGTCGCCTCCAACGTGGCGACGCTGCATGAGGAGAACACGACGCCGCTGCCGATCGCCTCGGCGGGCACGCCCAACACGGTCGCCGCTCCGGTGCGCTCGCTCTATCAGACGAACTCGTGGGCGCTGCGCATGATCATGGACGTGGACTGGATGAAGCTTCGCACGCCCGGCCCGGTCCAGGAGCTCACCGCAGTCGCATGGTAGGGAATGAAACTCGTGCTCGCCGCGCTGCTTCTCGGTGCGGTGAGCGCGTGCATCAGCGTGCGCATCGAATCCCCGTGCGAAGTGGGAACCCTCATCGATTTCGGTGCGGTCGAGATCCGCACGTGCAGACCGCACAAGCCCGAGTCCTTCAACGCAGCACCAACGATAGCAAGGAGGTAGTGACATGCCACAAGAGTTTTTTCTGAAGCTCGAACAGACAAGCGTGCCTGGTGTTGTCAAGGCGACTGCGGTCGAGGCGCCGCCTTCGATCTGGGGGCCGACAGATCCACGCCCCGGCTACGGGCCAACGCCTCCCGGCGGCGGGAGCATCTGGGAGCCGTTATTCCCCACTAACCCCATTGTCATACCGCCGATTGACGAGCCGCCCTCACCGCCAGAAGCCAAACTGACCTCCGTTTTCTCGCCGACGCACGGCAAGTGGGTCTACGGCTATCAGTTGGTGTCTGGCGCTGGGCCGAAGAAAGAAGACCCGTGCGAGCCGCCAGCCCCGCCGGGATATCAGTTCGCTTGGGTATTTGCCCCGCAATACAACGGCTGGGTTTGGGGCTATCAGCGTGAGAGCGGAGCAGGACCGAAGTAAGCCAACGGTTCCCCCGCACGCGGACGCGCTTGCAGGCTGCGCGCCCGCGTCTTTTTGAAGGAGCGACGCGAATGATCGAGTTCCTGGTTTATCTGCTCGTTCTCTGTCTCGTGTTCGGCTTGATCTATTACGCACTGGGTCTGCTGCCGTTGCAACCGCCCTTCAAAAACATCGTCATGGTCATCCTGATCCTGATCTTCATTCTGCTGCTGCTCGGCGCGATATTCGGGGCGCTCCCGCTCCCTAGATGGCCGCGCTACTGAAGGAGAAAGAGCTATGCGCACCGTCTGGGCGTTTGAACCGCTCGAGGAACTGAAGGACGTAACCGGCTACGTCGAGGTCGAGGACAAGCTGGCCGAGCTCCTGCTCTCGCAGGACCTGGTGCAGGACCCCTACGGCGCGGAGCCGCTGCGCTACATCGTGTCCCAGCGCACCGAGCGCCGTGCTCCCAAGACGGCAGGTAAGTCCGCGCAATACGACACCAAGGTGGTGACGCCGAAAGCGCCTGACAAACGTCGATGAGCGTCATAGGCCGCATCAAGTCGTGGCTCGCCGGCGGGTTCGAGGGCAGCTATCGCGGACCGGCTGTCGGCTATTCGCACTGGGACAATGCGTATCCGATCCCCTTCGGCGACGGCTATCAGGCGGGACTCACGCTCGATCAGCGCAGCGCGCAGAGCGTGCCGATCGCCTACGCGTGCGTCATGGCGACGGCGAAAGCGGTGGCAACCTGTCCGGCAGCGCACAAGGTCGTTCTCGAGTCTGGCAGGCGCGAGACCTCGACGACCTCGCCCGCCTCGCGTGTGCTGCGGAAGCCCAACGCCTACCAGACGTGGCCGCAGTTCATCCTGGACTGCGTGGCGACGATGCTCTTCGAGGGCGAGGCCTTCGTGCTGCTCCTGCGTGACGACCGCTACGCGGTGAACGCCATGCACCTCATGCCGCGGCGCACGTGCTCGCCGTACGTCGAGACGCTGACCGGCGAGCTCTTCTACTCGATCGGCGCTAACCCGATGCTGCCCGCGGGAATCGATGCCATGGCGCCCGCGCGCGACATCCTGCATCTGCGCCAGCACACGCCGCGCCATCCGCTGATCGGGGAGTCGCCGCTCACCGCGGCCGCGCTCGCGCTCGGCGTGAACGTCGCGCTGGCCGGCAACCAGGCGGCGTTCTTCGCGAACATGAACCGCCCGAGCGGCGTGCTCTCGAGCCCCGAGCCGCTCACCAAGGACCAGATGAAGATGCTGCGCGAAGCCTTCGACGAGCAGTCGCAGGGGCCGAACGCGGGAAAGATACCGGTGCTCGGCCGCGGCCTCACGTTCTCACAGATGGCGATCAGCTCGCAGGACGCGCAACTGATCGAGGCGCAGCGCATGTCGATCGAGGACGTGGCACGCTGCTTCGGCGTGCCGCTGCCGATGGTGGGCGATCTCAGCAAGGCGACGCTGAACAACGTCGAAGCAATGACCAATTTCTGGCTGGCGCACGGCCTGGGGTCGCTCCTGGAAAACCTCGAGCGCAGCTTCGATGCCGCGTTCAACCTGCCGGCTGACGAGTATGTCGAGTTCGACGAGCGCGCGCTCCTGCGCATGGACTACAAGTCGCGCATCGACGCGATCACCAAGGCGATACAGGGCGGGGTGATGTCGCCCAACGAAGGGCGCGACGGCGAAGGCCTGCCGCCCGTGGCCGGCGGCAATACCGTTTTCCTGCAGCAGCAGATGGTCTCCATCGACATGCTGGCCGACCTGCATGCTGCCGAGATCGCCGCGAAGAACCGGCCCGCCGCCGAGACGCCGCCCGCGCCCGATGACGAGGACGGCGAAGAGCCCGACGAGGACGAAGAAGAGGAAAAAGCGGCAGACCCGGAGATTACGAAGGCGCTCGTGCTCGAGCTGCGCTACCGCAAGAGGAAAGCGGCATGATCGAGAAAGCCATCGCGGCGGCGCTCGAGCCGCTGGTAGATGACATCGTCGCCCTGGAGAAACGCATCGAGCGGTTGCAGCTCGTGCCAGGGCCGCAGGGTGAGCCGGGCGTGCAGGGTATCCAGGGTGCGCCGGGCGCTGCGGGTGCCGCGGGCGCACAAGGTCCCCAGGGCGAGCCAGGGCCGCAGGGTGAGCCGGGCGTGCAGGGTATCCAGGGTGCGCCCGGTAAAACCGGACTACCCGGTGATCCGGGCGTCAACGGCGCGCCCGGTCTCGACGGCGCCGGCATCGCTGCCCCGCAGTGGGCGAAGGGCGCGGTCTATCGCAAGGGAACGTTCGTCGTCGCCAACCTCGGCCAGCACTTCGTCGCGCTGCAGGACACCGCGAGCCCGACCGACGAGCCCGAGCACTGGGCGCGGGTGGGCTCGGGCGGCTTTCGCCATCGCGGCACCTTCGAAAAGGACGCCGTTTACGCCGACGGTGATCTTTTCATGGATAACTACGGGACGTTCTGCATGGTGCATGGCGCCCCGGTGCTGCTCGCCGGGCGCGGCCCGGTCGGCAGGACGGGCGAGAAAGGGGCGCAAGGCCTGCCGGGCACGAACGGGCGTGACGGGGCCACGATCATCGGCGCCCAGGTCCAGGGCTTCAAGCTGGTCCTGGTGCAGCAGAACGGCGACGGCACGACCGATCACCTCGAGGCCGACTTCGGGCCGGCCTACCGCGAAGTGATGAAGAGCGCGCTCGAGGCGTCGCTGCCCGAGCTCATGCAGACCCTGTTCGATCTGCGCGACGACGTAGACACGCTGCTGCAGAACAGGAGACGCGCATCGTGACGACGCCGATCCTCCTGCCGCTCGACAAGGTGAAGGAGCTCCTCGGGATCACCGACATCGCATCAGACGTTGCCCTGACCGCGGCGCTGCCGGTCGTTACCGCGATGTTCGAGAACTACTGCAAGCGCGGGCTCGCCTACGTAGCGGACATGGTGGAGGAGCAGAGCATCGTCGCCGTGGAGCGCCTGCCGCTCTTCCGCTATCCCGTGGAAGCGGTCAGCGAGCTCCTGATAAACGGCGTCGCGCAGGCGCCCGCGCCGGTCGCGCCGCAGGTCGATTCAGCGCATGGCTTCATCTACATCGGCGCGTGCGGCTGGTGGGGGCGTTATCCCGGCTATGCGGGGTGGGGCTATCCGGGGAGTTTTGCGCGCGTCACCTACTCGGGCGGCTACGACCCGGATGACGTGCCCGCCGATCTCGCCGTGGCGTTCGCTCAGTGCTGCGCTGATTACGGGGGCGTGACTTATGCGAGCGGGGGTGCTTCGAGTTCTGGCGGCGGCGCTCCGCTCAAGTCTCTGGGTCTCGGCTCTGGCGCGCTCACCGTCTCGTTCGACACGTCTCAGGCGGCGGCGTCGAGCTACGACACCAGCAGCGTGCCGCCGCTACTCGCGCCGTATCTCTACACCATCGACGCCTATCGGCTGAAGAGCTACTGCTAATGGCACTCCCTCTTGTCGATTTCGCAGAGATCAGCGCGCTGTCGCAGGAGGCGATTGCGGTGTACGGGACGACCGTGGAATTCATCGAGCAAGGTGCCCCAACAGGTCGTCCGGTCAAGTGCGTGCTCTATCGCAACGTAGACCTGCTCGCGCTCTTGCAAGACGTGCAGGGCGAACCCGCGCGCCTGTTGCTCTCCCCCGCTGACTTCCAGCCGCCGAAGCGATTCCCGCAACAGTTCGACACGATTGTGGTGAGCGTCGGCGGCTTCAAGCGCATCTACTCGATTGACGACGTGCATTCGGTGCTCGCGGCGGACGAACTGCCGATGCTCATCGTGACGCTGAAAGGAAACTGATGAGCAGCGGCGTTGTTCGTTCATCCTTTCGCGCTGCCCTAACCGGACAGTTCCCGACACTGCCGGTATTCGAGACGCTCGCCGTGCGCGTTGACAACACGGCGCTGCCGGAATTGTGGGCGGCGACGGATTTCGTGCCGATCAGCGATCTGCCGATCTCCATCGGCGCGCCCGCCTGTCGGCGCGAGTTGGGCACGTTCCGCACCTACGTCGTAGGGCGCACTGGTGCGGGTGAGTTCAATGTCATCTGGATGGCGGATCAGATCGCCGCGTACTTCCGCAACTGGCGCGACGCTGCCAAACAGATTCGGGTGCAGAGCGTGATTCCGCCCGCGCCCTCCGAGTTTTCCGATGGACGATGGCTACTCCTGGCAATCGATTTTGCTTTTGCTCACGATTATTATGTTTAGAGTCCAATCCATTCCGAAAGCATGTCGCAATCGCCATTTCGCCTATGTCGATACTGACGCGAACGGCATGCCCTACTATGTCGGCAGCGGTGGCTACCGGCGCATACGCCTAGTCGCGCGCAAGAATTCGCCGCCCGCTGTAGATCGTGGGGCTCGCTCGATTGTCTGCGTCGGCGAGCGCGACTATTGCGAACTCATAGAGCGCCGATTGATTGAGGTTTACGGACTGCGGGCATCA